CGGCACTTCGGGTGCACTCCGCCCGGGGTACCGTCTGGGAAGTCTTCGTCGATGCCGACGATGGTTCCGTGCGCGTTGGCGCAGACGTCACACGTGCGCTTGTCCAGCTCGGCGTCCCAGACCTTGACCAACTCGAGGGCCAGGCGGGGTTCCCGGGATAGCGCGTCCTCGAGCGACACGTCCCGCGCCGTGGTCCACGACTCGGCGGCCTCCGTGGCGGCCGTCGTCTCGGCTCGGGTGCTCGCCCACCTGACAGCGTCGCGCGCGGCCTCCTCGACGTCGTCCAGGGCGGCCAGTTCCACATGGCGCCGGAGCCCCTCGGCCAGTCCGTGCGCGGCCCGGTGAGCACGCTGGACCTCGTAGCCCCACGGGATGTCGATGGGCTCGACTCCGAACCCGATTGCCGCCGCCTCGCGTTGCAGCTCGAGCTGCGCAGCCGCGGCCGCCGCTCGTCTGCCGGCGAGCACGTCGTTCGCGACGTCTTGCTGTAGAGCCCCGGGCGTCCAGAGCGGCCCGAACTCGTCACCGACCAGGCGCACGCGCCGCAGCAGGAGGAGGAGAAGCGCCCCCTCCGCCGCGAGCATTCGCCGGCGTTCCCGCTCCTGCTGCTCCGCCAGTTCGCTTTCCGATCGGGGTGCCATCGCCGTGCGCCGCGTTCATCAAAGCCTTGGCGCCGCTCTCGGCCACCTCGCGCGCCTTCTCCTCGCGCGCCTCGCGCTCGGCCTCGATCTCCTTCAGCAGGGCGTCCACGTTCTCGACGTCGAGCGCGCGGGCTAGCTTCTGGAGCTTGATCCGGTCGGGGAGCGCGATGACCTTGTCGGCCTCCGCGAGGAACTTCGCAATCTTGGTCTGCTCCTCGGGGTCTGGCTCGTAGTACGCGCCCCACTTGAGGGTGATGCTGGGCTCCTCGCCGAGCTTGCGCGACACGGCCACCAGGCGCCGCAGGGCCGCGCTCTTCGGGGCCACCGCACGCATCACGCGGAGCAGCATGTGCACGGCCGGAATCAGCAGGCCGTCGCCCATGTCGTCGCGGTACTGGTCGCACCGATCGAGCTGGCGCTGGCGAAGCATCTGCTGCGCCTTGCCCGACAGGGCCGACGCAAAACGCACCGTCTCGGGGTCGCTGAAGACGACGCCGAGCCCCTCCGATACCTTGTCGCGAAGGTCGCGCGCGTTGTCCTGGATCGCCTTCAGCGCGTCGCCGGGGAGGGTGAGGAGGCCGACCTTGACGTCGGGGCTCTCGTACCGCCACCACTCACCGGGTGACTTCTTGCGGGCGCGCTTCGGGGGCGAGCCCCAGCGGCCGTTGGGTGGGTTGTCGAGGCTTGGCGGCCCACCCTTCGGGGTGGACAGGTCGCACGCCAGCGCGGTCCGACCCTGCGCCCGTGGCCCCGATTCGTCATCGACGCCGATCTCGTACCCCTGCGGGTCGCCGGCGTAGAAGGCCGCGCGGTGCCACTGGCTCAGCACCATGTCGAGCGCCTGGATCTCGTCCAGGTGGTGCTCGTGAATCGCTCGCCCGTCGATCTCGCCCTCGGTCGTACAGCCCGCCATGTGGCGGTACCAGACGACGGGGCAGAACCCGAGGCCGTGCACGATCTCGGTCTGGACTGGCCAGTTCTTCGGCTCGCTGCCGTCGATCTGCGCCTCGACCGGTGCGAAGGTGATGTCGCGTTCGGCGTCAATCACCCGCTTGTACAGCTTGGCGATCTTGTGCCACTCGCCCTGCCGGTCCTGCTCGTCCACCGTGTAGACGTAGCGGATCGTGAGCTTGGAGACGCTGCCGTCCTCGCCGAACTCCGGCGTGCACCGCTTGGCCTTCTCGATGTCCACGAAGGGACGGCCATTGCGCATCCCGCCGATCAGCACGCCGGAGCGCTGCCCCTGCGCGCTCGCGAACGCGGTACGAAACGCCTGCTTCAGCTTGGCGAGGTCAACGAGCTTGGCGATGCCGGCGTCAACGACCTTGCGGTCCTCTTCGCCAAGCGAATCCTCGCCGATCGCGCCTTCCTTGTCGTCGCCGTCGGTGAGCTGGATGGCCGGGAACTTGCCCTCGCCCAGCGTGAGATCGACGTTGGAGTCGATCGCGGTCCGAACGATGGGGTACGCGATGCACGGGCGCCGCTCACGCAGCGGTGGCGCCTGCTCGCCGCCGTCGAACCAGTCCGTCTTGCGGCCGTCGTACTGGGTCGTATCGACGAACGCTTCGAGCCGCTCGAGCGCGCAGTAGCGCGGCGATCGATTGGCTTGGATGATCTTGGCTAGGTCTGCCACGGTTCAGCGTCCTGTTCGGCGCCGCCGAACCTCACATGGCGAGTCGCGGGCTTGTTCGTGATCGCGTGCAGCGCCAGCGCCAGCGCCCAGGCTCGGTCAGCGTGGCCTTCTGCCCCGCGGGCCGCGTCGTAGCGGACGTTCCCGGCCGCGGTCACGATGCGGCGTAGCGAGCACACATCCTCGATGAGCCCGCGCGCGTTGCCCTCGTCTACGTCGGTCAGCTCGGAATCGTCGCGGGGGACGCGCAGCCACTCGCCGGCGAACGCTCCGTGGAGGGTGGTGGCCATCTCCTCCTTCGAGCCGAGCCCGAAGGTCACGCCCTCGACACGCTGCCGGCCCCAGGCACGCTGCATCTCCTCGACGGGGAAGGCGCCGATCCCGGTCTGGTCAACGCACAGGCGCCGCACCCGATGGTGCTTCACCGCGTGCCCGGCGAGCGCCAGGAGGGCATCGTGGTCGGTGCGCTTGGCCGTGCGGATGGCAACGACCCTAGCGATCACCCCGTCCCAGTTGACGACGACCAGCGCCGTCAGGTCGTGCTCGCGGCCGATGTCGAGGCCGGCGAAGTTCTCGCCCCCGATGGCGTACAGCTCGCCATTCGCGGCGCGGGTGACGTAGTCGGTGGGGATGTACTGCTGCTCACCGTCGATGAATGAGCAGTTGAAGAGCTGGTCGAATAGCCGCCGGTCGCCCTTGGCGAGCGCCCAGCAGTGCTCAAGGTCAACGTCGAGCCCCTCACTGATTGCGGTTAGGAGCGGGATCTCATGCCGCGCATACCCGGCGTGTTGTGCCGAGTCCGTCCACAGGCCGTGGAAGAGATTGCCGACCCCGTTCGGGGTGCTGGCGATGCGAACCCGGTGGCCGCTGCGGAGCGTGACGGGAAGCGCCGCGTCCCATGTCTGTTCGGCGTGCTCGTGGTAGGCGAGCTCGTCCAGGAAGAGGTTGCCGGTGAAGCCGCGTCCCCCCGTTGATGGGGCCGCCAGCACCCTGCCACCGCTCGCGAAACGAACGTGCGTCGCCGAACGCGACTTCAACTTCGCCATCCGCGAGCCGAGCCGCTCGAGCACGGTCGCGTGCTTCACGACCTTGTCGAGCACCTCGACCGATTCGACCTCGCCCTTGCTGATGATCGTCGTCAGCTCGCCGTGGAAGGCGCCCCACGCCACTCCGGCCGCTGCCGTCCCGTGGCTCTTGCCGTACTGCCGCGACGAGCAGCAGATGGCGCGCCGCGCCGGCTCGAACACCCACGCCCTCTGGCACGGGTAGAACGTCGAGGCCCACGCCTCGAGCGCGCGCCACTCGCGGTCGGGCAGTGCGCTGCGGTACCGGGAGAGCGTCTCGCTACTGCGATCCGGCGCCTGAACCGTCGGCGGCCGAAGCATCGCCAGCAGTTCGTCCCGCGTCGGGGTCGTCGTCGCCATGCGTCTTGCTCACCGCGAACACCTCGCGGATCGCCCTCGCCGCCGCCTCCGGGCTCGGTCCCTCGGTCAGGGTCGCGTCCAGCCGCTCGGGGGCGTCGAGGCCGAGCAGCTTGGCCCGGCGCTCCTGAATCTTCGCCACGCGGTCCGTGGCCTTCAGCACCATCTCGAAGTCCTCGGCCTCTGCGCGGTCGAGAACCTTCAGCACCGCGGCCTCAGCCTGAGCCAGCGTCTCCAGTTCCCGAGCCCGGATCTTCTCCGCGTCCTTCGTCTGGTGCGCGGCCAGCTCGGTCAGGATGGCGTCCACGTCCGTCGCAACGGTTCCGTGCGACACCCCGATCTCAGCGGCGATCCGTCGCGTGCTCCAACCCATGTGGGTGAGCCTGGCGACCTCTACTCGGCGAGCCTCGATGGCCAGCTCTTTGCCACGCTGCGGCGTTGCCATTCTGTCAAGACCGTGTGACGTCTAGTCGGCCGATTGGGCGCCCTGTCCTGCCCTTGACTCTCCGGCCGGCCC